CGTTTAATAAACTCTCGCTTCTGTCCTACTGTCTCAAAGTAACCATTGACACACTTAGAATCCTTTGCCAAGGTACCATCACGAGTCTCTATTGGTTGTGCTAAAGGTAGTCTTGCAATTGGCATAGTATCCTATTATGGTAGGTTGTTAGAAGATGGTCTACCCATTCTCATGTCAGGTTGGAAGAATGTAGAGTACGACTCAACATCCCATCCTTCTAATTCTTCTTTGTACATTTTAGCACGCAAGGCAATCTCTTGACGATGATTACCTGGCACACTGTATTCAATAGCTAGCTGATCAGCAAGGTTCCAGACAAGAACGTTCATCCACTCAGTCGGGAAGTCTGGGATAGCTTGTGCTGTCATAATGTCAGCCATCGGTTGTTGCACAATAAAGTGTAACTGTTGATTAGACTGTGTATATGAATCAGGTGTAACATACATGTATACATTACTTGTAGTATTACGTATATCCATGTATAAAGAGTTAGGTGTTCCAGTACTAAACTTTGAACCTAACATATTGTATTCTTGTTTGCTTAGCAACTGAATCTGTACATCATCCGTAGATGGTGTTACAGTTACATTACGTAACCAAGCTTGTATTACTTTAAGAGGTTTATCTGTGTTCAGATCTACCGTACCTGTACTAGATGGACCAATAACATATTCAGTCTGTCCAGCAACAAGGGGTAATATTAACTCATTAACTTTCCATAACTTTAAACCAGATGTTGCCATCTGTTTAATAAATAAGTTAAGAGCTAGTGATGCATTAGCTATAGTAGCTGCATCAGGAATGTCACCAAGTTCCAATACACCAAGCTTGCGTAATGCTAACTGGATAATCTGATCACGGCTTACTGTAAAGGTTGTAGACATTTAGCCTCCAAATAATAGTTTAATTGCACGATCAAGTCCAAGGGACTGGGTTACTACTACAGCCAGAGCACCTATGGCAATATATTTAATCTGTGCTAGATTCTTTTCTATACTTGCCATGGCTTTTGACAGATCAGTAGCAGACCTGCGAAGCTCTTTAATATCATCTTCATGATTAGCTTGAGTTACTTCAAGACGTACTACTCTGGTTTCTAGTTGGTCGGACATAGGATTATTCTTGTGGTAGGGTTGGTTCTGTAGGAGGCGTAATCAACGCAGCCTGTTGTTGTAGCTTTGCATAGATTGGAGCAGCTCCTGTTTCAATAGGTAGACGACCAATTGTAGCTAATACAAATGCTGCTTCATTATCTTCTAATGTAAATGTTTTCATATATTATTTATCCATTAACACTACGAGAAATTTCTAGCCAATTAGTTCCATTATAAATAAGCTGTAAAATAGTATTATTATTTGCCGTTAAATTTCCAGCTAATTGTAAATTTCCAGAATTATCTACAACTGTATTTGCAGTCAAAAATTGTAAAGTAAGCGTTCTTCCTACAGAACCGCCATTTATATTTGAAATAGTCCCTGCTCCAGAAATTCTAAAATAATAACCTTGTGCAGGTAAAGATAGTGTAGAAGCAGTATTTATAGTATTTGGAGAAGTAACAGTTGAAATAATGGTAGATAAAGGATAATTTAAATAAAAATTGTTAGCCCCAACATAAATTTGTGCATTTGCTGTTGTAGAAGCAACTGGTGTCCCAACAGTATTATTATAATCAAAAGTAACACTATCAATATTTACAATAGAATTTAAATTATTAACACCTATACAACCAGTATTTCCTTGATGTTGACCTCCAAGAATAGAAACATTACCACTATCTATTAAAATTCCCCAAGCAACATCACTAAATGTTGTGCAATCATTTATAAAAGTAACTTGATTTGCAGAAGTATTTACATAAATACCATTATCACGACCTGAAACTTGACAAGCTTCAAGAACAGTTTCGCCTGAAGTATCTTGAATTACAATTCCTTTAGAACCTGTTTGTGTAGTTGGGCCGTCAGAGCCACAACTTAATAACGTAACATTATTACATTTATTAATAACAAAACCANAAGCATACCCCCAACTAAAACAATTAGTGAATTTACCCCAATCACAATTATTAATAACTGTAAAAGCAGTGCCGCTTCTTAAACTTCCACCTGTATCAGTTCCTCCCGCAAATGGCCAACAGTGAACATTATTTACACGCAATATATCAGGGCAAGTATCAATATAAATACCATTAAGATTGTCCATATTGCAATCATAAATACGAGGTCTTTGAGCATTTACGGTACTTTTAATGCCATATTCAAAACCCATAATTTGACATTGAAAAATAGCAACGTCGTCATATTGAATCATAATTGCGGTGCCAGCAAAAGCACTTGCATTAGCTACAGGAAAAGTCATTCCGTAACGGTAAATTAACAATCCTTGTAAAGCTGATCCACCTTGCATAGTAATAGTCGCTGTTGATGCAAGACGAATAGCACCGCCGACACCAGCATAAGGAATGTTTGCGTTGTTTTTTGGAGAGCCAGTAATAATATGAGGGCCTTTTAAACCACAATTAGGTTTAATTGTTAAATTGCTTGCTACGTAGCATTGCATATTATTAGGGATATAAACAGTTCCACCTAATGCGCCTAAACTATCTATGGCTGCTTGAATAGCGGCGGTGTCATCGGTTGAACCATTGCCTACAGCGCCAAAATCTTTAACTGACGCAAAATCACTTAACTTTTCGTCAATTGGCCTGTTAATAGCTCCAGTTGGGGTTGCAGAACCAAATTTAAAATCAAACTTTGGAATTAATGTTGTCATTTTAACTTCCTTGATTAACAGGGGCAATAGGGTTTGCTATTGCTGATATAAACACATCAACGGCTGAATCTAATTCCGAAGCATTTTGAACAACAATTAACGATTTATAAGTAACAGAATTAATTACTGCTTCTATAAAATAATTATTACCTTCTTGACTAAGTATTGTGTATTTATTCATATTATGGTGAGGATCTTGTTTTTAAAGAAAATATTGCAAAAGTTACTGTAGTACCCGAATTATTTGAAAAAACATAAGCTCCACTGCTAAAATAAAATCTGTACGTTCCTGCGCCGCTTAATGTTGAATAAGTCGTTGAAATTTGACTTGCAATTACTGTAGCACCAGAACCGCAAATCATTAAAGCAAGTTGCCCTGAACTGCTTATATCGTTAACTAAAATCATTCCAGAAAAAGATGAAAAAGTAATACTGCTTCCGTTAGTAAGAGTAACAGTTTGACCAGTAGAATCAAAACTAATGGCTGGAGGTGCGTTTGTTGCATTAAAAGAAGTTGAATTAGTAACTCCAGATACACTTAAATTTGTTCCATTAAAACTTAAATTTGCGCTAGAACTAAAAGCACTTGTGCCATTTCCATAAGGAATATAACCAGCAGTAAGGCTTGTTAATCCTGTACCGCCACTTGTTGTACCTAATGCTGTACTAAATATAGGAGCATTAGTAAAAGTAGAGCTAGGCCCACTAAATGTATTGGCTTCATCTAATAAAGGAAAATCTTGTAAAGAAGCACGGACAAGGCGAAGAGATACCACAGCACCAGAAGCAAAGATAGTTCCTGAAGTCCCATCTTGTCCTCTAACAATTGTAAACGTAGTTCCTGATACTGCCGTTACTTTAACAATCTCAATAGTTGTTTGAGTAGCTGCATCAGCTAATGTGCAATAAAAGTATTGAGAACCTGTAGGAGATGGAAAACCTGCAGCAGAAGTAACCGACATAGTTGTAGCTACATTGGTTAAACTACTTGCTAATGTTGTATTAGCATTATTTGCAAAAAGCATATTAGGCATAGATATTTTCTACAAAAATAAATTCAACAACATCACCAGCGTTTAAACCAGAATTAAATGTAATAATAGATGTAGATGTTTCTATATAATTTAAACCTATAATTTGTTTACTACCGTTTACAAAAACGGATAGTGCATTATACCCTACTAAATAAGTAAAAGAAGATAGAGTAAATATTGTTTGTGCTTGTGTGGCTACTTGATATTCTTGAAATATAGTAACAGTATCTTTACTAGAAGCAAATAAATTTAAACTACCAGCAGTAATCCGTAATTCAACATTATCACTAATATTAAATATTTGAGGAGCAGTGCCTTCTTGACCACGCACAACAGTAAGATAATCACCAGTACGGTTAATACACTTAACAATCTCAGCTACTTCAGGATTGTTGATTTGTACCAACGTAAGCATGAAGTAGTTGCCACCAGTAGGCTGTGGAAAATAACTACCTGTTCCTGGTGTAAGCTGTAGAATAGTATCTATAGGTGTGATACCTCTAGCTAATGCAGTAGCAGCGTTGTTTGTAAATAAAGGAAATGACATTGAATTATCCTACTGTAATAGTGTTTACTAGGAAGCCATTAACTAACCTGTTAGAGCTATAGACTTTAATGAATTGATTCTGAGGCTCTGGTCTTGTCCATGGAGGTGCTTGGTAGTCTGCAACACCTCGTACAAAATCCTGTGGTTGTCTTGGTTCCCAGCAGCGTTCATCAACCATAAAACCATCCCAGCGTTGACGAAGCTCTGTATTCTTAACTACACGACCACACGACTCACAAAGACATTTCCAAAGACCTCTGACATAGTTTGATTGATAACTCATAGGTTATACCAGATTAGAAGCGTAGACTGGGAGATCACCAACACCTACATAGGTATTAGTTAATGAAGTAGTAATCGTCATTTCTAGACGATAAGTTACTTCAGTTAGTCCACCAATAATTCTCTGAGACGCTGTCTTATTGGCAATAATAGGAGTAGCCTGAAGGATTGCTGATGGGTTAGGGTCTACACCGTCCATAACAATAACGGAACAATCTGCCGTTAGAATAGTCTCATTAGGTGCAAGAACTTGAGTAAAATCAAAAGTGAATAATTCACTCTCAGTAGTAATCTTGTAAGAAAATGACTCAGCCATTAAAGTTTCCGATATAACATTATAACACGATTTTTAACAAAAATCAAAGTCTTTTCAGCCTTGTCGACTAAAATATCTCTGTCTTTAATTACCATTATCATAAGCTTCTTAGGCCCAACAATAAAAGTAAACTTAGCAACTGCGCCAAACTTCTGGACAAATGCTGGATATAGTTTAACTGTTATATGATTAACTACAGACAATAACTTTTCTATTAATCGAGAAAGAGTTGCAGTGTGTGTAGAAACAACACTTAACAGTTTTAACATTGCTTTAGTTAGACTAGTCGTAGAGCTAACTACAGTTTGTAAAGTCTTGTAAAAGAAAAAATGTACAACAATAACAACTGTACTTGAAATACTAGTTATAACTCTTTTACCTATTTGTTTAAGGACAGTAACTAAGTTACTTACTGCTACAGATAATGTCTTAGGTATTAACTTAAACAGACTAGCTGTTGAAGTAATCAGAGTTGAGTAGGTACGGCTAATTGCCCTACCAATGGTTATTGAGCTCACTACTGTTCTTGATAAAGCTACTAAGTGTATTGCTATATCGCTAAGCACCACAATAATGTGCTCAACAACATTAGCCATAATCTTACTTATTGCCTTTACAATAGTAACAAGGCTATTAACTGTTACAGCTAAAAGCTTAATTGGTAATTTAACCAATGTAGCTACAGATGTAGAAATAACACTTAATAGTTTTGTTGCTGACTTGATAATGCTTGCTGTACTCGTAGAAGTTACAGTCAAAGTTCTGAACCTAGATACTAACTCTTTTATTGTTGCTAAACTGCTAGACAAATAAGTCAGTGTCTTTGCAGCACTCTTAGTAATTGTCGCAGTAGATGTAGACAAGATTGTCTTAATTACCGCAATAGCTCTTTTTATAGTAACTGTCGAAGTAACAGCATAAGTTAAAGTTCTAAACAAACTTTGAAGCTTATTAATTGTTACTGTCGACGTTACTGCGTAACTAAGTGTTCTTAGTAACGCTAATACTTTAGTTATAATGCTAGTGCTAGTAGAAGTAACTATCAATGTAGGCGTTAACGTAATGTTATCGCTTGCATCAATTGCTACTCTATCTATACTAGAACCATTTATTGACATTAACTAAATTGTACTTTAAAAGTAAACTGAATTGAATCGCTAGTATTCAATGGAATGCCTGTAAAGTCACCTTTAATAAATAAGTTACCAGACGTAGAAGCATCAAACAAACCAGCATTAGTGATTGTCTCACTTGTACCAGCAGTCTGTGTACCTACAACTTGGAATGTGTCGTTTGTTGTGGATGTTGTAACTTGAGAGGTGGTTCCACTAACACGTGGTGTTACCTCTGTAAACAACGTTGTATCTGTAGCGCCAGTCGTACCTGCACCAGTTCCCCAAGCAACATACTGAGGGATAGTACCACCGCTGTTTAAGCGGCTAGTAACAATAGCTTTACCTGTGTTGACTAATAGTGTAGCCATTTCTTAATTCTCCAAAGAAGTCGTTTAATAGGATTCTTGTGCCAATAATCTATTACGCCTAATTCAACTACAGTACCATCAGCCCGAATAACTCGAGCTGACAGTTGTAGTTCTTTAGCGTTGCTGTTAGCAACTTGCATTACTGAACGCCTTGTTTAACCAGTTCAAGTACTACGGAGAACACCAAAGGTGTTGTTCCTAATGTAGTATTATATCCAGTAGTTGTTAAAGCAATACGACCTGTAGGACTAGGTGCATTGTTTTGTAAACCACCAAAGTTAAAGAAGCTCATCTTACCACGACCAGCAATAGGAAGAATATCTACTTGGGTACTTCCGTCCCATAGTAAACGAACTTCCAGCGGATC